TTGAAGGGCCTCGAACTGAAGCGCGACATGGAGCTGATCCTGGTCGGCACCAACCAGGCCAAGAATGCCGGCAACGACACGACCGCGCGCAAGACGGCTTCCGTGCTGTCGTGGATCAAGTCCAATACGTCAAAGGGCACGGCAGGTGGCGCCGCCGATCCCTCCGCCGCGGACGGCACCGGCACGCGCACCGACGGAACGCAGATCGCTTTCACCGAGGCGCGGCTGAAGACCGTGCTGAATTCGATCTGGACCAACGGCGGCAAGCCCGACACGGTGATGACCGGCGCGTTCAACAAGCAGGTGTTCTCGACCTTCACCGGGCGAGCTTCGCCGATCGAAGAGACGAAATCGAAGAAGATCACGGCGTCGGTCGATGCCTACGAGTCCGACTTTGGCGTGCTGAAGGTGGTGCCGAACCGCTTCATCCGCGCCCGCGATGTTCTCGTGCTGCAGATGGACATGTGGGCCGTGGCCTATCTCAACGGCCGAAAGATGGTGTCGATTCCGTTGGCTAAGACCGGCGATAGCGAGCGTCGGCAGATCCTCGCCGAGTATGGGCTTGTCGCGCGCAACGAGAAATCGTCCGGCGGTGTGTTCGACAATACGACGTCGTAAGGCCCATCATCCTAGCCGTCATCGCCGGACATAGCCGTTCGAAGAACGGGCGTCGCTTCGCTCGCCTGTGTTCCGGCCACCTGCGTTCTACCCAACCAAAGAGCCAAGCGTGGATGCCCGGCACACGGCCGGGCATGACGCCTGTTCTCTGACAACTGCGTTGCTGCGAGCCTTAATTCCTGGAGAACCCCAACATGCCTCTTCCCAACAATCATCCGACGCTGAAGGAAGCGCAGGCCGGATGTCATTCGACTTCGATTGGCGCTTCGCCGGCGGTGGCCTACACGCGTGCACCGTTCCGCGGCCGGATCGTCAAGTTCGGTGGCGTCACCGGCGGCACGATCACGACCGCCGACTGCACCGTCACCGTTGCCGTGAACGGCTCGTCGATCGGCACCTTCACGATGACGGTTGCGGGCGCGGCCGCCGGACAATTGTTCGCGGGCGCGCCGTCGACCTTCGCCAATCAGGCGGTCAACGAAGACGACGTGATCAGCTTCACGCCGGCTGGCGCCTCCGGTGCGGCAATTCCCGGCAGCTTCTTTGCCGTCCTGCAAGCGACGGGGTGACATCATGCTGCTGACGGTCATCTCTGCATCATTTACGCGGCCGGCGGACACCATCGCCTATGCCTCCGGCGATCTGGTCGCCAATTCCGACGGCGCGTTCTATCTGCAAGGCGGAATCGCAAACCCCTACAACATTCCGCTTGGCGGCCTGCTGCCTTACATCGGCGCATCAGCGCCGAACAGCGCATTTGCACTCCCTTACGGACAAGCGATCTCGCGCACGATATATGCGACATTGTTCTCGCTCATCAACACGGCATTCGGGTCGGGTGACGGTTCGACAACGTTCAACCTGCCTGATGTGCGCGGCCGCGTCATCGCCGGCCTCGACAATATGGGTGGGTCGAACGCCAGCCGCTTGTCATCCGTGCTTAGCTCGACAACGCTGGGCGCGACCGGCGGATCACCGACTCAAAGCATCGCGCAGGCCAATCTGCCAGCGCTGAATTGGCCGGTCGACGAGCATGGCGGTCACTCGCATCAAGTCAATCTCGGATCGCCGGCTGCGATACTTACTATCCATGATGGGACCGGCACGGCATTTAATTTCTATGATCCGAATGGCGGCGTCGGAGTGGCCAATGCCGGTCAGGCCTTGACTACGACGACAGGCATCACGGTCAGCTCTGGTGGCTCCGGAAGCGCGCTAACGACGACCCAACCGACCATCGTGGCGAATTACATCTTGCGCATCATCTGACGGTATGGACTCGCATTCTGCGAGGCGTGTGTTGCGCCGCGGTTTCGCCGAGCTAACCCTGTGTCGGCGCGTTGGCGGCGAGGGTGGGATCCCCCGTCTTGTGAAATCGGCGGCGCGCCCTTCAACATGTCGCGCAAGATCGTCTCAGCTACAACCGCGGCTGGCGACTGCAATGCCAGCCCGTGAACTCGCTTCCCTCGTCCAGACCGCGGATGAAATAATGTGACGTTCGCCGGTTGCATGCAACGCGCGCGACGCGGGGCATGTCGCCAAAGATCCACTCGACCGGGTCCTTCGGCCAGGGCTTCCAGTCAAGGCCGTCCAAGAGATCAGACATAGCTGGATCAGGCACCGCCGCCTTCGGTCGATTTGGACCGATGCTAGCCGGTGTTGCTCCGCCCTCCCATTGCCTTTCCAAGACTGCAGCTCGGAGAACGCTCGTGCCAATCACGAAAACCAGCGCCGCCGGCCGCCAGCTCATCGAATGCTTCGAGGGCTTGTTCTTGAGAGCGTATGATGACGGGGAGGGAGTTCTCACCATCGGCTACGGTCACACGTCTTCTGCCGGGCGGCCGCCAGTCGCGCGCGGAATGGCGATCACTGCAGTCGAAGCAGACAGCATCCTGTCCAGGGATCTCGCCCCTTGCGAGGCGCGCGTCACCAAACTGGTGACAGCACCGCTGACCCAACACGAATTCGATGCGCTGGTGTCGTTCGAGTTCAACACCGGTGATCTTGCACGGTCATCGATTCCGGCGAAGATCAATGCCGGACGCAGATCAGCCGCGATGGACACTCTCTTGCAGTATGTCCATGGCTCAAGCAGCGGAAAGCTCTACGCAGGCCTGGTCCGACGGCGCAAGGCTGAGCGGCTGATGTTTGAGGGCGACGTGGATGGCGCGCTGAAGCTCGCCGGCGTCCATACCGGAGGCGCCGACATGATGCCGCGAAAAGGTGGTCCGGCGCCCGTCGGCGCACGATCGTTTCCGTCCCCGCGACGCTCACCATCACCACCGCCAATGCGACCGCTACTCGCGGCGTTCTTGGCTTTCCTCAAAGCAATCCTGAAAGGAAGATCAACATGACCGGACTTGTTGTCGTCGCCGCTCTCGCTGGCGGGTATGTTGCCGCAATCTATTCGTGGCCGAAGCTGAGGGTGGCCATCAATGGAGCGCAAGCCGAAGTGGCCTCACTTCGCGCCAGGGCCGATGCGCTCGCCAACGCCATCAAGACGAGAGGCTAGGCCATGCTCCGTCGCCTCAAAGCCTGGTGCCAAAACTCACTCACAATCCTGTGGGCGCGCCTTCAATACTTCGGCGGCGTGATCGGTGCCGGCCTGGTCGTGACGTTCTCGGGTTACGACTTCACCCAGCTTGTCAGCATGGACGGAAAGGCCGCGTTCAAAATGCTGCTGGCTCTGGCAATTGCCGGCGTCCTCACGGAGCTGGCACGCCGGAGAACCTTGCCGAAGGCCTGAGTCCTCACTCATCGCCAGGCCCATCATCGGACCGACGATACACAAGGAGCACGCTTGATGTGGACCGCCATCCTTGCCGGACTCAATTTTCTGTCGTCGGGGGCATTCACTGCAATCGCAAATGGCGTCGTTAATGTCCTCAATAAAAGGACCGACGCCAGGATCGCGCAAATCGGCGCGAACAAGGAAACCGACATCGCTGCGATCCAGGCCGGCGTCACCGTGCTGCAGGCGCAGGCTGCCGGCAATGCTCAGCGCTGGGGCTGGTGGGGCACACGTTATATGGCGCTTGCCGCTGCACTTGGCCCGATTATTCATGCCAATGCGATTTACCTCGATTCTACCTTCAAGTTCGGTTGGGCGATTGCGAAAGCGCCTGGGCCCTACGAGGGTCTCGAGCTCGAGATCATCCTCGGCTGCGTCGGCATCCTCACCGCGCAACATATTTTCGCGAGACGATAGATGCTGGAATGGCCCGCGATAGCCGCGTTTGCATCCCTCGGCGGATTCGCCGTTTCGTTTGCGGTGTTCTGGCTGACGTTTGGTTCGCGGATCGGCAAGGCCGAAACCGAGGCGACTGCGGCCAATACTGAGGCCAAAGATGCGCTCGACAAAGTCAACATCCTTGGCGCCTCGTTTTCGCTCTATCGGGAGCAGGTGGCGCGCGACTATATCCATCGCGAGGTCATGCGTGAGGTAGAGGATCGTCTGACCGCCGCGATTGATCGTCTCGGGGATCGTCTCGACAGATTCATCGAAGCGGCAGCACGCAAATGACATTCCCGCAGGGCTGTATCCTGATTGCCGCAGTTTTGGTCTTCATGATCATTGTCGTGGACGGTAGCATCGAACATCGCTAAGGGCGCCAAAGTACCTAATCTTTATATGATCGGCGACTTGCAATGAAAAAGACGATCGCCACATAGGACCGGCGCTTTGGACAATCCACGCGAAAGGACCATCATATGGCGACGGCAGT